TGCCATCTACGAAGCATAAGATTCGTTTGCACAATAAACGGCGTATATAAATATTAACGTGAAAATACAATTACCCAATGAACTGATATGTTGTTTACCCAAAGTCATTGCTGATCCTGTGCGCATAGGTTGTGCCAGCGATGGTGGTTACGTCATACCCCGTGTGCTGTTGGACCACTGCGATGACTTGCTCAGCTGTGGTCTCGGAGAAAACTGGAGCTTTGATCAAGGCTGGCGAGGTCTCAAGCCCCAGGCCAAAATACACATGTATGATGGTACTGTGAACATCAACAACATGAAAGATTACTTGCGGGCACCTTACCGAGATTTTTTTTCAAACAAGGCCACACACTACGTAGAAAACATAGGTCCAGGATACACTGCATTCTCCACGGCCGTCCAACGTTTGGACAGCAAACGAGTCTTGCTCAAGATGGACATCGAAGGTGGTGAATTCCCCCTCATTGATGAGATTTTGGCCAATCGAGAGATTTTTCCTGGCATAGTGATCGAAATCCATTTTGCCAATCATCGCAGACAACAATTCGTCAACACAGTAAAAAAACTACAGACCGAATATGTGTTGGTACATTTGCACGGCAACAATCACACTCCATTGAGCGCCGACCACAGTTGTGACTGTTATGAATTTACTTTTTTACGCCATGACCTCTGCACAGACTTTACTGATCGGCCAGAATTTTATCTGCCGGGCATAGATCTCAGCAATGTGCCGGGCATAGATGACTATGAATTTTATTTTGAAAAACCCAGCAGTGATTTTCCAATCGCGGTGTTGTTGCCCAGTCGAGGTCGCACCCATGAACTCACGGCCAGCGTGACCAGCATCATAGAACATGCTGCTGATCTTGGTGCCTTGCAACTGATTTTTGGTTTTGACAATGATGACGAAACAGGGTTGACACATTTTACATCTGTGATACAGCCTTGGCTGGATGAGCGTGACGTGTGCTACGAAGCTCGGGCCTTTGATCGCATGGGGTATGAAGGTCTCAATCATTACTATAACTTCTTGGCACAGGAGGCTTCGGCTGACTGGTTGTTCATATGGAACGACGATGCTGTGATGAAAACACCGGGTTGGGATCAGGTTGTCAAAGCCCACAATGGTCAATTCAAAGTGCTCAAGGTGCATACTCACAACGAACATCCCTACAGCATATTTCCCATCGTGCCCCGTGCATGGTTTGACCAGTTGGGACAATTGAGTAGGCATCATATGATAGATGCCGAGATCAGTCAAATGGCCTACATGTTAGATATTATGGAGATAGTGGACATCGATGTAACACACAATCAGGTGGAACTGACACAATCCGCCACAGACACAGCACAACCCAAGCACAGATTCGAAGGTGACCCTACCGATCCCAGAGACTTCCACAACCCTATCATAGAACGACAGCGTCGTCAAAACTGTTCAACCTTGGCTGCATATCTACAAGGTCAAGGCGTGTCAACAGATTTCTGGCAAGCAGTATTGCAGGGCACGCAGGATCCCTGGCAACGTCTCAAAGCCAATGACATCAACAATCAGCAATATCGGTTCAATGTGGTAGCAGACGCACAGGGCCAGGTGCAGGCCGTACTGCCCGACTCAACCGGATCAGTGACATGAACATTTTCATTACCGGTGGCAACAGCGGCATAGGACTTGCAACTAAACACATGATTGAAAAACAACATCGAGTCACCGCCCCGACACGACAAGATTTTGATTTAACAGATTTCGCTCAGATAGATAGTCTGGATCTCACAGGCTATGATGCCGTGATCAACTGTGCGGGTGATAATCAAGGTGCCTACCTGGGCTGGCACAACAATTCCTGGCAGAATCAACAACGTCATGTGGCTGTGAACTTCACTGGTCCGTTGTTGCTGGCCAAACAGTATACTCGTCAAAGAGCCTCGGGACAATTTATTTACATTACTAGCACCAGTGCCGATGATCCCATCAGCTACACCATATTCATGGTGGGTTCCAAACTAGCTCTGCGACACAGCCTAAATGCTGTAAAACGAGACTATCCAGGAATATTGTTTACAGAGATCGCACCTGGAAAAACACAGACCAACATGTTGCAACAGAACTACCAAGGCACACGCACCGATACTGAAATAGCCCAGGAATATGCCAACACTGCACGGCTGGATGCCGAGCAAGTGGCTCAGACCATAGTGTTATCTCTGGAACTGGGTCTTGATCGCGTGGCTATCAGTGCAAGGCCAGCCAAGTGACCAGCCGAGACTACAACATTGCCGTGCTCATGCCCACACACCGGCGCACAGACGCCTTGCGCCGCAGTCTGTTCAGCCTGATTGACTTGGCACATGATCTGGACTCGGTGCAGTTTAGATTGGGCATTGACAACAATGACGAAATAGGATTGAATTATTTCATCGACAACATACAACCTGAATTGGATGCCCGAAACATAAACTATGAAGCCTTGGAATTCGAACCCTTGGGCTATGCCGGACTCAATCAGTATTTCAATACCCTGGCACGAGATGCCTCGGCCGACTGGCTGTTTGTATGGTGTGATGATGCCATCATGCAAACCCAGGATTGGGATCAGCGCATACGCGAGTGCACCGGCGAGTTCCGATTGCTCAAGGTACACACTCACAACGAACATCCCTACAGCATATTCCCCATCTACCCTGCGGAATGGATTGAAACTCTGGGCTACATCAGCCGGCACCAGATGGGCGATGCAGAAAGCAGCCAGATTGCCTATCTGTTGGATTTGATGAAGATCATTGAAGTAGATGTCACGCACGATCGTGCCGACCTTACTGGCAACAACCAGGACGAAGCCTACAAAAAACGAGAACTCTTGGAGGGCAATCCCAACAACCCTCGAGACCTGCACCATGAATTTTTCATACGCCATCGATATATTGATGCTGAACGCTTGGTTGCATACATGAAATCCAGGAATCTCAGCACTGCTTGGTACGAAGAAGTAAAGGCCGGCAAAGTGTATGCTTATCAAAAACTAGTGGACAATGATCCCAATGGCCAGTGTGTACAAATGGAGACCGCAAAAGATTCTTCGGGGCAAGTCAGGTTCAAAAAAGTTTCAAGGAATAATCAATCATGAACAAGAAACTATACCATAGTGATCGGGTGCCGGCTTGTCTAATCACTGGTCAAGCCACGGTGCCTGTGTTGCAACTGGGACAACATGCCTACGCAGACACATTCATAGCTGAAGATCAACTCAATCTCAGTGAACCGGTGTTTCCATTGCAGGTTTGCTTGTGTGAAGAATCAGGCAGCCTACAGTTGGGCTATGTGAGCTCGGACGAGGATCGCTACGGTCTCTACGACTACAGTTACACATCCAGCAACAGTGCCACAGCTCGAGCACACTGGGATGAATATGCCACCACAGTAAAAGGCCGACTACCGGCCTTCAAGTTTGCTGTGGAAATAGGCAGCAACGATGGGTATCTAATCAATCAATTCCGCGGAGAAGCAGTGCGTGCCATAGGAATAGACCCCAGCATGGACATGTGTCGTATTGCACGAGAGCGTGGTGTAGAAGTCATGCCAGCCATGTTCTGCGAACCCGTGGCCAATGATCTGGCCGCACGTTCTGGCCAGGCTGATCTGATCATGGCCAACAATGTGTTTAATCATGCCAATGATCCTGTGGCATTTGCTAGAGCTGTGGCCGCTTTGTTGAGCGTGGATGGTGTGTTTGTGTTTGAAGTGCCATACTGGCTAAGCATGATAGAATCGGGTCGTTTCACCGACATGGTGTATCACGAACATCCCACTTACTTCACAGTGAAAATGGCCTGGAACATGCTCAAGACAGCTGGCTTGGAAATCACAGACTTTGATGTGGTCAACTATCATGGTGGCAGCCTTAGAGTGTTTGCCCGACGAGAAACCGGCATGACCATGCCCGTGGCCGTAGAAGATGCCATCGCACGTGAAACACAGATTGGTTTGTTTGACGCAAGATTTTATCAAGTGCTACAACGCAGATTTGAACAGCAACGCGATGCGTGGTTGCATGACTTTTACAAGTTGCGCCTGGCCGAGCCTGATGCTGTGTTCATAGGTGTGGGTGCAGCAGCCAAGGCCAACACTTGGCTGTGCTGGCATGGTCTCAACCGGACACATTTTGAGTGTGTGACCGATGCCAGTGCTTTCAAACAAGGCAAATACACTCCCCTGACCAGGATACCTATCGCAGATGATTCAGTGTTTGCACAACACGATCGTCCTTATGCCGTCATACTGAGCTGGAACATTGGCGAAGGGCTCCGGCAGGCCATATTAAATATCAATCCCCGCACAAGGTTCCTAAGTCAATGAAATACTACAACATCAACAAAAACATCAAAAAAGGTCTGGGTCAGTTCGCTGACCAACGTGGCACAATAACCGACATGTTTTATGCCCGCAACATGAATCATGGTTGTATCATCACCAATGAGCCCGGGGCTGTGCGTGGCAATCACTATCACAAGCTGACCACACAATATACCCTGGTGCTGTCTGGTACCTTGACCTATTACAGTCGAGCGGTAGACAGTGACAAACCTGCGCAAACATTCGTGGCTGGACACGGCGACATGATGATCAGTGAGCCTGGAGAGATACACGCCATGCGTACAGGCGAACATGGTTGCACATTCTTGGCCTTTGCCGAAGGACCCCGCGGCGGCGAAGACTATGAATCAGACACCTACCGAGTGGACAGCATCATTATATGAAAAAACCAGTGGCCTTGATATTTGGTCATCGTGGCGGCATAGGTCTGGCCACTGCCAAAGCTCTCATAGCGCAAGGTCACAGGATAATACCTGTGGATCGTACCATCATAGATTTTGACAAAGCCAATGCAGATTCGCAGATATCCAGTGTGCTGATCAACGGCCAACCCGATGTCATAGTCAATTGTGCTGGTGTGTTTGAAAATGGCCACAACGTCACTCACAGTCGCACCATGAACGTGAACTTTGGTAGCAACTGGAGCATAGTTCGGCATTATTTAGATCCGGCCAATCAGATCAGACCATGTCGCGTGATCATGCTAGGCAGCAGTTGCTATGATCAGGGTCGTCAACTTTATCCCCTGTACAGTGCCAGCAAGGCTGCCTTGTACAATCTATGGGAAAGTGCCCGAGATGCCTTCGAGGACACAAACATCAGCATTGATCTAATCAATCCTGTGCGCACTCTAACAAAGATGGCAACAGCCAACAAGGCCATTGACCCTAGCTTGCCGTATCTCCGGCCCGAGCAAGTGGCTGATGCTATCACAAACTTGGTCACAAACAATCTGACCAGTAGCTGTATCAACATGACTTTTGAGGATGTAAAATGAAAATAGGAATCATAGGACGAGGCACTGTGGGTAGTGCTGTATTTGAAGGTTTGGAATATCTTGGACACACCATGACATTCTTTGATACCAAGCATGAGGGATCTGCCATGGTCGACGTGCTAGATACTGATGTGGTATTCGTCAGCGTGCCCACAGATCAGACCGCCAACGGCGACTGTGATACCAGCATAGTAGACAATGTGGTGGCTGAACTGGCCATCAACAACTACCAGGGCCTGGTTTCTATCAAGAGCACAGTGATTCCTGGCACCACAGATCGATTGCACAAGCAGTATCCCGGCCTGCGCCTGTGCATGGTGCCTGAGTTTCTTAGAGCCAAAAGTGCCCTGGCTGACTTTGTTTACAATCATGACCTCTTGGTAGCGGGCTGTTACAACCGCGAGGATGCTGACCTAATCGTAGAGTTGCATGGTAGCTTTCCACAGCACGTGGCACGAGTCACACCCACCGAAGCAGAAGTGATCAAGTATTTCAACAATGTGCATCATGCCATGAGTGTGACCTTTGCCAATATCACATTTGATGTGTGTGGTAAGCTGGGTGCCAACTACATGAATGTGTACAAGGCCATCACCCGACGTGAATGTTTCAATCCGGCCTACTTGATGGCCAATCCCAACATGCGTGGCTATGGTGGACATTGCCTGCCCAAGGATACTGCAGCCTGGAACAACCTCATACAAAATCTTGGTTTGCCATATACCATGATTGACAGCATTATACAAGACAACAAGCGAGTAAAACAATGAAAATATTAGTCACAGGTGCCAGCGGTTTACTGGGCACAGAAATCTGCCGCCAACTCAAACTCAACAAAAGCAACACAGTGTGGGCCATGGACAATCACAGTCGCAGCACAAGCATACCGCCGTGCGATCGATTCCTGAGCACGGATCTCACTGCCGGTGACGAGGCCTATGCAGATCTACCAATAGACTTTGACATGATATATCACTATGGAGCCATCAACGGCACCCGAAATTTTTACGAACGACCCAACGAGGTGCTGTGGAACAACATGGTAGGCGATTTCAACATATTTGAATTTGCGGGCATGAACAAACGGCTCAAGAAACTGGTGTATGCTTCCAGCAGTGAAGTGGTCAGTGATGACCCTACCAGTCCGGTACCTGAGCAAGTCAACATTTCGATCGCCAACATACACAATGCCCGTTGGAGTTATCGCCTGCCCAAGATCTGTGCAGAGAACTACTTGGTCAACAGTGACCTGCCTTATGTGATCCTGCGCTATTTCAACATCTATGGTGCCAACAGCAAGCCCGGTCATTTTTTGGCCGACCAGATTGCAAAGATTCAAAAAGGAGTTTTTGAAATCATTGGTGCCGAAGAAACTCGCAGTTTCTGTCATGTGGAAGATGCTGTCAAGGCCACGGTATTCTGTGCTAGTAAAGTCAACAAACAAGTGGTCAACATTGGCAATGATCAGGAAATTACCATACGTGAGGCTGCTGAGATAATAGCCCGTGCGCTGGGGCATGCCAAGCCCAAATGGAAGATCTTGCCCAGCAAGGCAGGAAGCACTGCTACTCGTCGACCCAGTGTGGCCAAACTACAAGGTCTGATGAAGGATTATCGACCCATGTCGTTTGAACAGGGCATAACCAGGATACTCAAGCAAGTTGACAAGTCGTGACCTGTCAGTGTATAATAACACATGAACAAAATATATCTTACATGGCAGGATGTTGAACATCACACACAAGAAATCCTGCGCCAGATTCACGCAGATGCCTGGCGACCCGATTATGTGGTTGGGCTCACCCGTGGAGGTTTGGTTCCGGCCAACCTGATCAGCCAGTATCTTGATTGCAGGATGGAAACACTCAAGGTCAGCTTGCGAGATGACACAGAATGTGAAAGCAACTTGTGGATGGCCGAAGATGCCTTTGGACACGAAATGGAACAGCCTAAAAATATCTTGATTGTAGATGACATCAACGACACCGGTGCCACACTGAACTACATTCGTGAGGATTGGCCCAGTGGTTGTTTTCCAGACAATCCACGTTGGAAAAAGGTTTGGGGATCGAATGTGCGTGTGGCTGTGCTGGTCGACAACGAATCCAGCAAGTCGGAAATTCCTATCAGTTACAGTGCAGTTGATATAAACAAAGCTGAACAAGATTCGTGGATCGTATTTCCTTGGGAATCATGGTGGTCTAATTAATGGGCACCAAACCCTACACAAAATTAGTATATTTTGATCTGGACTGTGAGAGTGAAAATATAGTTGTAGAAATTGGCAGCGAAAACGGCGAAGGAAGTTCATTATGGTTACATGCCTGGGCCAAGCAACATGGAATGGATTTTTACAGCATTGATGTTGAACATAGAAAAAGAGAAATTGACTATCCTTACATGAATTGGGTGGTAACTACTTCGGGATCTGATTGGTGCAAGAACACCCTTCCTGGTCTTAATAAGAAGATTAAAGTGTTATATCTCGACAATTTTGATTGGATCTGGGACGAAGATAATTTGGCTGATTGTATTAAAGAGCAAATACAGCAATATGCACAACGCGGAGTTGTAATGAACAACCGAAACTGCCAGGAAGAACATCGCCTACAAGTTCAATACTGTTTGCCTTATTTGGACAAACAGTCGGTAGTAATCATGGATGATACCTTTTATAATAATGGTATATGGAATGGCAAGTGTGCAACTGCCATTGAGTTGCTGATGCAAAATGGGTACGTGATAAAAAACAATGAATTGGCCACAAGAGGATGTGAATGAAAATCAAAGTCAGTGAAGTGTTTTACAGTCTACAAGGCGAAGGTCGCTTTGTGGGTGTACCCAGTGTGTTCTTACGCACCTATGGTTGCAACTTTACCTGTGCGGGATTTGGTTGTAAGCCAGGTGAAAAGAGCACAGGTGCCGATGATGTGGCCGAAGTAGTACACTTGTACAACAAGTTTGAAGAACTGCCTTTGGTAGAAACCGGCTGTGATTCGTATGCATCATGGCATCCTGCATTCAAACATTTGAGCCCCACACAGACCACAGAAGAACTGGTAGAACGCATGTTGGCACTCACACCCAACAACATGTGGCAACAGAACAATGGCAACGATGTGCATCTTGTGATCACTGGCGGTGAGCCATTGCTGGGATGGCAACGTGCCTACAGCGAGTTATTGAGTCACGATCGCATGCAGGATCTGCGTAATATTACATTTGAGACCAACGGCACCCAAAAGATTCACGCAGACTTTAGGCACAAGTTATTGGATTGGACACTGAATCCTAAATACAAAAGACGTGGTTATAACAATTTAACATTTAGTGTAAGTGCAAAGCTAAGTGCGTCAGGTGAAAAGTGGGAAGATGCTATCTGTCCAGACATTGTTAAAAGCTATCAAGATATTGGTCACACATATCTCAAGTTTGTGGTTGAAACCGATGAGCATATTGAAGAGGCCATACGTGCCACAGATGCATATCGCCGTGCAGGGTTCACAGGTGTGATCTACTTGATGCCACAGGGCGGCGTGGTAGAACCCTATGACAAAAATAAAAAACGCATAGCAGACATCTGCTGTGCGCAGGGCTGGAACTACAGTCCTAGATTACATGTAGACTTATGGGGTAATGGATGGGGCAAATGATCAACATTGGTTTCATAGGACTGGGCAAACTAGGCATGGATGCCGCAGAAGTGTTTGCCGAACACTACACAGTTCGAGGTTACGACATCTTGCCAAGAACATCTGACACAGTGCAGATCTGTGACATACAACAAGTCATACAGGCTAGTGACTGGATATTTGTTGCAGTTCCTACACCACACTTGCAAGGCTATGATGGCAGTGTACCCAGCAGCCACATGCCTCCCAGAGATTTCATACATGAAGCCGTAGCGGACAGCCTGATCAAGATCAATCATTACGCTACCACTGCCAAAAAAGTTGTGTTAATCAGCACAGTGTTGCCTGGCACTACCCGACGCAGTTTTGCCGGCTTGTTAAACAAACAACATCAGTTCCTGTACAATCCATATTTGATTGCCATGGGCAGTGTAAAATGGGACATGGTCAATCCCGAAATGATCATGATTGGCACAGAACACGGTGACCGCACAGAACTAGCAGAAGAGTTAGTAGAACTTTATCGGCCCATGGTGCAAAACAACCCCAGATACGAGATCGGCACCTGGGAAGAGTGCGAAGCAATTAAAATATTTTACAACACATTTATCAGTGCCAAGGTTGGCTTGGCCAACATGATACAGGACTTTGCCCAGCGCATAGGCAACATCAATGTAGACGTGGTTACCAACGCTCTGGCACAGAGCACCCAGCGTATCATGGGACCCAAGTACATGACCGCGGGCATGGGCGATGCCGGAGCTTGCCACCCCCGAGACAACATAGCCCTGCGTTGGCTGGCTGCAGAATATGACCTAGGCTATGACATGTTTGATACCATCATGCAGGCCCGAGAAATGCAGGCTCGTAATCTAGCTGATTTCCTGGTGGCACAGGCTATTAAGCACAATCTGCCCATAGTCATACACGGCAAGGCCTACAAGCCCGACGTGCCTTACTGCATTGGCAGTTACAGCACATTAATCGGGCACTACATCGCGCAAGCAGGTCATCAGGTTCGATATGTTGACCCCTTGGCCGACGACGCTCAAGATGTGATCATTGACTTTGATAAACCCGCTGTGGTATTGATGGCGCACAATCGTTCAGTGACCTATGACTATGTGGCCGGAGATCATGCCGACCGTTTTTATTACAATGTCCAACCCGGCAGTGTCATAGTTGATCCCTGGCGCAGATTGCCGGTCGACATGCCGGGCATGACTGTGCTACACTACGGAAACACCAGAAGATCATGAGTCCCATACCCGGCATGGATGATGGCATTTTTTACATACATGCTGAATGGCAGTTGTGCAGGATCATGTGGCCACGTCGCTGTGAAATCTCTGGCCGTAGATTATGGCCGGGCACCCTGGTGTATAGAGGTCGTGCGGCGCAATATGGAACATCAGTGGTCGAATATCGGTGGCATGACCAAAAAGAGCACTTGTTGTGGCAACTAAAGGAGTAACAATGAAATTTTTTGACCAAATAAAGAAACGGTTTACAAAGAAACCCGCCAAAGAAGCGGTCTCGCCTCGTGCGCCCCGGATAGAGAAATCTGCCAAGGATCTGGCCACTGAACGTGGTGAACCCTATGTGGCCATGCTCAGCATGGAAGTGGATCCCGAAAATCTGCACCAAGGCAGTTTTGAACTGGACTGGAATGAAAAATTTGTGGCCAATCTTGTCAGGGCTGGCTACCAGATGCGACCCGACGACACTGACAACGACATCGTGGATCGCTGGTTCCAGGCTGTGTGCCGCAACGTGGTCTTGGAAACCTGGGAGCAAGAACAGGCCATGAATCCCAATCGTGTGGTCAAGACACGTGACATCGGAGATGGTCGTAGCGAAGTATCATGATCCTGTATGTCAATGGCGATAGCCATAGCCAGGGTGTGGGAGTACAGATCCACGAAAGTTATCCGGTAATTGTAGCAAAAGAATTTGGACTAGACATTGTCAATGACGCACAGTCCGGAGCCAGCAATGCCAGAATCTTGCGTACCAGCAAAGAGTATCTGGCATCTAACCAAACTCCAGATTTGATTGTGATTGGTTGGAGCACCTGCGAACGTGAAGAATGGCAACATGAAAATCAATACTACAATGTCAACAGTTCTGGACACGATCCATTGCCTAAAATTCTAGAACATTCTTATAAAAAATGGGTGATAGAGCAAACACCCGAAATATTGAATAAAAAATCGTTACACTGGCACAAAGAAATTTTTCAATTTCACAAAGAACTGCTACAAAAAAACATCAAACATATTTTTTTTAACTGCATGTACAACTTTTTCCAAATTCAAGATAAGTTAGATTGGGATATGAATTTTATTGGGCCGTATGACAACGATTCCAGTTATTACTGGTGGTTGACTCAGCAAGGTTATGAAAGTGACAAATGGTATCATTTTAGGGCCAGCGGTCATCACGCCTGGGGCGATAGATTAATAAGTTATATAAAAGAACACAAACTCTTATGATACTATTTGTCAACGGCGACAGCCACACCGCGGCTGCAGAAGCTGTCAATCCGCATGCCTTTGCTGAAGACGATGCAGACTTGGCTTATCTGGGTAGGACGCCACATCCGGCCAACTTGGCCGTCAGCTGGGGACGCAGACTCAGTGAAACACTCAAAGCCGGATTCCATTGTGCGGCCGAAAGTGCCAGTTCCAATTCTCGCATCCTGCGCACCACACGTGACTGGTTGCATCAACAGGTATCCTACAACGACATGCTTGTAGTCATACAATGGAGCACCTGGGAGCGTGAAGAGTGGCTGCATGAAGGAGTTTATTATCAAGTGGGTGCCAGTGGCATCGACCACGTTCCGCAGGCACTGCAAGAAAAATATCGTAGCTTTGTGATAGGCACAGATTGGAAACAAAAAACCGAACAAGCACATAGAGAGATTTGGGCCTTCCACCAAGAGCTTGCCGATCTGGGCATCAAGCATATTTTCTTCAATGGCAACAATGATTTTTCACAAATAACTGATCAACACGATTGGAGCACCAGTTATATTGGACCCTATGATCCTAAACAAACATATGATGCCATAATACGTGCCCAGGGAATCGACACAGTTGCACCCAATTCATGGCATTTTGGCCCTGACGGGCATTCGGTTTTCCATCGTTTCATACTGAATTATATCATGAGCAATCGGTTTATCTGATTGACTTCTGTCCAGCATCATGCTATAATTGCTGTATGAAATATGTTCTAGTAGATACTGCCAATCTTTTCTTCCGTGCCCGACACGGAGCTTTCCGAGCCAGTGATACCTGGGAAAAAGTGGGTTTTGCTCTGCACGTCACACTAATGGCTGCCAATAAGATGGCCCGGCGTTTTGAAGCCGATCACATGGTGTTTGCGCTGGAGGGACGAAGCTGGCGCAAAGACCTATACAAACCCTATAAAGCCAACCGGACTGTGGCCAGGCAAGCTCTGACAGAAGCCGAAGCAGAAGAAGACAAAATATTCTGGGAAACCTATGATAGTCTGACTAAATACTTGAGCGAAAGGACCAACTGTAGTGTGATACGTTGTTCCTCCGCAGAAGGCGACGACATCATAGCTCGCTGGATCGCATTACATCCCCAAGATGAACATGTTGTAATCAGTTCAGACACAGACTTTGTTCAGCTGGTAGCCAACAACGTCAAACAATACAACGGAATCACTGACGAACTAATCACAGTAGAAGGAATATTCGATGCCAAGGGCAAAGCGGTTGTCGATAAGAAAACTAAGGAACCTAAAACAATCCCTAACCCAGCGTGGCTTTTGTTTGAAAAATGTATGCGGGGAGATAGCAGCGACAATGTGTTTAGCGCCTACCCTGGTGTCAGGACCAAGGGCACTAAAAACAAGGTCGGACTCCAAGAAGCATTTGCGGACAAAGACAAAAAAGGCTATAACTGGAACAACATGATGTTGCAACGCTGGATGGATCCAGATGGTGTTGAACACAGAGTCTTGGATGACTATGAACGCAACCGTACCTTGATTGATTTGACAGCGCAACCTGCCGACATCAAGTCCGTGATAGATGCTGCCATACGTGAACAGATCAGCCACAAGGACGTGGGCCAGGTGGGAGTGAGATTCATGCAGTTCTGCGGCAAATATGAATTGAATAAATGTTCGGAGTCGGCTGAAAGTTTTGGTCGATGGATGAATGAAACATACAAAGGAGTGCTCGATGACGTTAGTAGCTAAACCCGTGATAGACAATGAATTTTGGATCTTGCAAGAAAACAATCGCAAGGTAGGCAATGTGCAGGCCTGTGCCGGCGGATACCAGGTACGCATACGCAACGAAACGTCACAGTTTCCCACCATACGTATGGCTGCACAAAAAGTCAATATCAAGTTTGAATCAAGGCCACATGTCACTGCCGTGGTCCCTGACAACCTGGTGCATGGATATCCCATCCAGGGACGTGTGTACAATGCCATGTGGTCGGTCACACAGCAGTTGCCTGTGTACACTCGCACCGCCAAGAGCAAATCATGGTTCGCGGCCGGTTGGTATCGTGTGCAACGAGGTCGCAACTGGCAGACCGTGTTGGCACCCAAACTCATAGTGTTGCAACGCTACGAACATGCAGGACCATTCCATTCAGAAAGTGATGCCAATGACCATGCACCTACAGAAATTCGTTGACCGTGTGCGGGGTCAAGAAGCCCGCGGTGCCCGTGACCTGGTCATGACCATGAACGAAGCCCGTGATCTGCATGCCGACATCACTCGCTTGTTGCTGGCCCTGCAGAGTCTGCAAGAACAACAAATCAAAACTGCCACTGCAGACATAATTCAAGTGGAAATACAGGGCGGACAGTTCTAAAATATACCTACATTTTGGCATAAATAAATGTAGGAGTATTATGCCATGAGCCGACCCAAACCTCGTGTGTTGATCGAACACACCAACAAATCCACCTACAAGACCGAACAAGTCCTGGCGTCGGAAGGAGTGTGGGCCGTGTTCTATGAAAATCAACCCATCAATCTCAAAACATCCAACATGCTGGTGCAGTACCCAGGACCCAAGTACAAAAAAGTTTCATTCTCAAATCCCGGCCATGCCAGAAATCTGGCTCGCAAGCTGAACACACAGTTCCGTACAGATCAGTTCACCGTGGTGTTGTTGACAGCAGGTACCAAGATCTTTCCTTGATGTGCGAGACAAACAACGTTTAACCACCGAACTGGTATCGCAGTTGCCCGAACATCTGGCTGTCAGTGTTGACACAGCCATCAAGACCTGGTGGTTCAATCTTAGAAAAAATGGAGGCATGCGCCTGACCGGTCCGGGACATCGGACCTTTGTCAAGGATCTTGATCTCGAGCACTATGAATATGCAATAGCAGATCCCATGCTGTTCAATCAACAGACCATTTTAGATCTAGATAGAAAAATGCAGATGCCTTACTATATCTCAGCCACCAAAGGCATACCCAAAAAAATTGTGTTCTTTGGCAGCCGCGAAGCTGTAATGGTAAACCTGTATGGAAATCTCAAACAGTTTCTTGACAATTACCGGCCTTGATGTTATACTAGTATGTGTCAGGGCCTTTAGCTTAATGGTAAAGCAATCGACTCATAATCGATGGAGTGAAAGTTCAATTCTTTCAAGGCCCACCAGATATAAATAAAAAACTATGGAACAGAATAAAAAACCTGTAGAACAGTACTATTACTCCGAAGATGAGTGGGCAAGATTGGGCTGTGGTCCGTTGCCAGAACAACGTGATCGTAATAACATAATCGATGCTCACGCAAAAGGTAATCCACAGATTGACGGCAAGGCAGTAAAAGGATATAATTGATCATGTTGATCATGTTTTCAATAATTGCAGTGGCTCTGTTGCTGTACGCCATGATCGAGTTGAAGGCCTGGAGGGACAAGGAATGAATCAAGATTACAGTTGGGCTATTGGCGTGGTCATTGTTGTTGTGATATTCTTATTGGTATTATAGTTTCCACGTTCTCAAAACGTGGTGGTGGGTCGGATCTGGTTGACACATAAATAGGTGTGTCGTATAATAACGATATTGTTGTAATTCCTTTGTAGTGAAGGCGCTGCGGACTCGGGGGCAGTACCCGAATGGTCCACCAAAACATATTGGATACATTGATGTTATCGAACGGCATCAATCACTTTTTAGTGTGTTTTAATGGGCCATACATAGTTTCGACGTGGTGAGATAACGAAAGAGGCAACACAGTAGGCGATGACTGTAAATCAAGCACCTTTATTAAATGCAAACGCATCTAATGACGAGACTTTTGCCTTAGCGGCATGATCTCC